CGCCGCATTGACGCCAACAATTGAGAACCGGTTATCCGTGGATAGAACTACACGGGTTAGAGAGCCCCCACCAGCGACACTGTTAGAGGATGATATGAGTCTACCGCTATTCCCAGCAACGATGTATACCCAAGCGCTGAAAGTCATCAGCTTGCTATCAGCGGCTTGGTACAGACCGGCGCCTCGTGTTAGATAGTCGTTTGTTCCGTCGAAAACCGCAGCTCTAACAGTGTCGAGGTCACCCATGACGATAGAGTGGAGCAAGAACGTTCCACTACCTGCAGAGTCAAGATCCAATCTAAGCTGAGTGATAGTGCTGGTTATCCAGTCGGTCTCGCCAGCAGTTAGAGCCGCCATATCCAGGATAAATACCTGACGTGTGCCGGCAACGTTAGCCACATCAGGAATAGCCATCTTGAAACTGGCGGACTCACCATGAGCCGCGGTGGTGTAGAGGAGGGTGCCGTCCCAAGCACCGGAGCTCCTTATCACAGTGCGTTCAATATCTATCCGAACATAACGGTTTAAGCTACCATCGATAGTCAAGCCTGATGCAGACCGGAAGATTGGGTCAGCACCCGTCTGCGCTAGGACTACGCCATTAAAGCCGGCGGTGACTGTGCCGTTAGTGCCTGTCCAGCCATGGACCGAGTTATCGTGAAAGTCCTGAATGAAGACGCCAGTTACCTCGTCCTGGCGAACGAACGGCGGAACATCGACTTCGAGATAGGTTAAAGCTTTGCTCATGCGATGGAACCAATTTCTAAGCTAATCTTCATCATGCCATTGGCTCTTTGGTTGTGTGGCGTAGGATCATTCATCAACCAAGAGTAACCCACCTCATTCGGATAGGTCAGCGGCCGCCAGGCGAAGAAGAAAGGATCCTCGCGCGCGGCTTCGATGAACGGTGCTAAGTAGGTCCGGAACCAGTCAGCCGTCAGGTTATCCAGGTCCACAGTGGTTTGTAGGAATGAGTTGGTGATAATACGACCGAGAAAGTTCCCGCTCTCACTTCGTCCAGTTACCACCTTGGTCTTCTTAGAGTACGAGATCGGTGAGTGCCCCACGTAGAGTCGGCGCTGACTTACAAGCAGAGGACCGGCGAACACTACCGCGGCTGATGGAACCGCTGTTCCGGGTTGCAGACGAACACGAATGCTGAGGATAGCCTGAGGCGTAAACCGCATCATGATCGGACCGCTATTGCCCGGGATGAATGGCGCAACCACCTCAACCCAGATGGAGCCGTTGAAGATCTCCAATGATACGGCGATCTGCGCAGTATAAAAGTTATGACGCGCGATGCCCACATAGTCCACCAGCTCCGCAGTCGCTAGCGCCATAGTGATATACTCATCCGCCACAATGCTGGTGCCCTCCCACCTACTGTAGGTGTTGGAATTGGCCAGATTAACTGTGGGAAACGACGGATTGGCCGTGGTGGTGGTCAGTACTCCCGAAGTTACAAGGTTCCTATACCCGAATAATGGGTTATCGCCGTTGACTGCTTCGCCGCCTGATACGACTGGATTAAGGACAAAGCTACCAGAGATAATTACGCTCATTGGAGAATGACCTTCCCGCCATCAGCCTGGTATTGCAGCAATTGACCAGCCAGGTTCTTCACTACCTCGCCTGTCATCAATGAAGTTGGGTCAATGCCCTGGACTGTTAAGGTCTGTGTGGGTTGAACCGCCGCGGACTCACCCCCGCCGATTGAACCGCTACCTCCACCACCTGAGCTGTTCTCGTTCGTATTACGAAGCGCAGCGATTTGGGCTGCAGTCGACGCTGCCGCGATGGCGGCGAATGCCGCTCCCACAGGAGGGCCGCCGATGCGTGACCCGGCCGCATATGCGGAGACGATGGACTCATATCCCTTGACGATAGCGCTAGCGAGGGCGATAGCCTTACTGATGGCGAATTGCTTCTTGCCTTCAGCGCCAATGGCTGAAGTGATGCTAGTCAATAAGCTTCCGATCTGCCCCGCGTATCCTACATACAGACGCTGGCTATCTACGAAGCTCTTTGACTGAGCCTCATTGATCTTGTCCAGGTGGACTTGATTGTTTCGCTCCACCAGCGCGTCATACTGCTGCTGCGTAAGAAGGCCTTGGTCATTGAAAGCGATCAACTGCTCCATGCGTCGCTGGTAGCTTGCGTTCTCGAAGTCCTCGGCTGTCAGCAACACCTTAAGCAGATGGTCGAGATGTTGCTGCGCCGCGGCCTGTCGGATCGCCAGTTGCTTGTCTTCCTCTGTGGCCACAATGTCTGTGGTACCCGCTTCGGCCTCACGGCGTATGCGCGCGGACTCAACTGTTGCCTCGGCCGCCTTGGTTGACGCCTCCTGCACATTACGCAGCCACTCTTTGATCTGAACGCTAGGGAGAACGTCCTCCATATCCTGTTTGCCAGCGCCGGCACCGCCGAGCATCTTGGACATGGACTCAGGGATAGCGTTGAGATTGCGCTGCAGCTTTACTACCGCATCACTGAGCGCCGCGACCACACCGATACTTGCATACAGCGAAGCGCCAAGTGCATTGGCGATGAAGTCCACATTTGCAACATCCTGCAGGCGCTTCAGCAGGTCACTGACGAACGGAGCGAAGTCCTTAGCGATGATATTGCCCACAGCGATCAAGGACTCCGCTGCGGCCGCCTTGAACCGATCCCACTCCTCGGACGCATTTCTGATTGCCGCGGCGTCAACGTCGCTGAGCGCAAGACCCATTTTCTGGATCTCCTCACGCGCCTTCTCAAAGGCATCGCCGCCGTCACGCATCATCCCGATGAGTTCGGCGTTGGTGATGCCGAGCGTCTTCAGTGCTTCGTTGAGGTCCTTTGCGCTCAGTGATGATTTGCTCACAGCGTCGGAGATTAAGGTGAACTGCTCGTCAATGTCGAGGCCCTGAAGCTCGGTCGCCGTGATACCCAGACGCTCGAATGCTTTGGAGATATCTTCGCCACCGCCCTTTTCCACAGTGGCAAGGGCCGCCGATAGCGCGGTGATTTGTGCAGCGAGGTCGGTGACACTTACGCCACCTTGCTCAGCGGCATGTCGCACGGCCTGGATGCCAGTGACGCTAGCGCCCGTTTCATCTGAAAGCTTGGAGAATTCAGTCGCCAGCTTAGCTGACGCCGACGCCATGTTAAGAAGTTCGTTTACACCGAGACCGATGCCCAGGCCGGCGAGCGCAGCCTCGGCAACGGTTCCCATCTTCTCGAGGGCTTTGGCTACTTTCTCAATGGCGGCCTCGGCGGGACGAGGGTCCCCGCCGATTATAATAGTGGCGCCTTCAATCTTGTCTACCATATTCCCTCTCGTAAAGATAGGCCACTTCGTCTTCAGACATACAGCCGAATGTGGGCTTTACCCGCTTAATCTCGGCATACCACCAAAACTCAGCAGGGTGCATCCCCCAAAAGTCAGAGGGCCGTAGCCCCCAACTCATTGCCGCCTTGTACGCTTCTTCGATGATGCCCCCGACGTTACGGGGGCTACGGCGTTTCCCGATGCCACCGCCTTCGTAATGTTATCTGGCGGCAGCATGAGCTTCATTAGGCCTTGGACGGCATCACTACCGTTCTTCATGTAGGTCCCATTCGGATCTTCTTCCGACGGGAACATTGCCAGGTAGACATCGCCTTCGTCCACTTCAATCCCACAGTAACGAAGAATCTCCGCATATGCCGTTGCGACCTTCGCCTGTGGGACAGTTTTGCGCTGATGAAACTCCAGCATTTCCGTGAACGTAATGATGCTCTCCACCCGAGCAAGCAGCGGCATAATTCGATTGGCAGGGATTGTGTAAGTCTTACCCTGCCATTCGATCCGCTGATCTGCAAATTTCCGCATGGTTAGAATGCAACTCCGCCATTGAGGATGCCCAACTTGATCGCCGCGGCACTGGTCGCGATGCCTACCACAGAGGTGAAGTCACCCGAATTCAAGTCGACCGCGGGACGAATACCGCCAGCGCCGTCACTGCCGAGGTAGACAGTACCCTGTACGACGGTGCCGCCGATGGTGATGCTGCCCGCTGTTTGGAAAGCAATGGGCTGACCAGATGATGCTCCGTGCAGCGCGATGCCGATCAGAGTGCGGATGTTGCTTGACGCGTTATCGGAGTCGTACAGCTTAATGCTGCCATCCGTGTCACGCGCCAGAGTTTGACCCGCGAGAATGGTGGCGCCTGCGATGCCTGTGGCT